CTTGGTCAGAACATGAGCGAGTAATGCAGGTTGAGGAAGAGTATGAAGATACCTACACTATCTTGCAAAACAAGATTCGATCATGGTATGATACGGCTGTTGAGAAATTCTCATGGCTACATCCCATTGCCCTCATTGGACTTGGCTTGGTAGCGACAGCTATCATATGTCAGTTCCTCAAGCTTATGGTCAAACTGGTATCAGGGATAATATCTGGCATTAGTTTTGTTATCACGACAATCTTGAATCTTTTGGATTGAAACCTAAACATGAGGTTGTGTCACAGGAGAAGCAGAAGAATATGGAAATTGCAACATTCAATTTCCTTGGTGATTTGAAGACTGAAGTTGGAGTTCCCCCGAATGAAGCTGTCCATGATCATGTTTATTGTGCGACTCTCAAGTGCACAACACCTGATGGTGAACTTGGCCAATTCATTGGCCTTGGTTCAAGTGTTTACATCTTTCCCAAACACTTCCTCAAGTCTATGGCTTCAATTGATCCATTGACTATTCTCACTTTCACATCAGCAAGAGATGGTGCCACTGGTACTATTTCTGTTCAAGATTTCTTGAACATGAACATCGTCCAAGTTCCACGCTTTGATATTGCAGCTGTCTCTTTTGGTACTGCGTTTATGAAAGCAACACGCAACATCATCAAGTATTTCCTTACTCAACATGAAGTCAAAAACATGTTGAGAGGAGGAAATACATCCGTTCGGTTGGATGTAGCATCTGTAGGGAAAAGGGGTTTGCGTCAACAGACTCTCTTCTCACCCACATGCTACTATCATGGTACTGCAACAGATCACGCTACAAACACTGAGTTGGCAGGATTGGTTAGGTACACAGCACCTACAACATCTGGTGACTGTGGAGCCCCTTTATCTATTGCAGAAAACAGATTCTATGGTGGAAGATGCTTGATTGGATTTCACTCCGCTGGGCGTGACAACGTTCATGGGAGGGAGGGGTATAGTACAGTCGTTACTCAAGAGATGGCCAGAGAGCTTTTCACTCAACTCTCTGAATGGACTGATGGTTCCGCGGAAGAGATCGCAAAGATCGCCCGTGAACCTTTTCTCCAGGAAAGAGTTGAGTTACAAGATGCTCTGAATGAACGAGGCACCACGAGTGGAAGCTTTGAACTCCTTGCTGTTCTCAACAAGCCTGTTGGTATCCCATGTAAATCATGCCTCAACAAGTCTCTTATGCAGGTTGAGCAGGTCTTTGGCGACAGTCCAACAGCTCCGGCTGTTTTACGTCCCACGATGGTTAATGGTGGGCTGGTTGAGCCTATGTCTAGGGGTCTTGCTGCATATCAGACTCCCCTGGAGTACAAGGACCCCAAATCCCTTGGTATTGCAGTGGATCTTGCCATGCAACCGCATTGGCAAGCTACACAGCATTACTCTCGCGATATCT